CGACTAAGCGTTGTACCCGAAGCAGTGTAAGTACCCGTCCCAATCTCAAATGCTGAAGAACCGTCTTCAATACAGTACCGCACAGAATTTCCATTAGACACACCAGCCGCTGCAAACGTCTGAAAGCCGCTGGTCGCACTGCCAAGAGTTATGGTCCCAGTACCCGTGGTACTGGTTGTCATCTTAGCTCTATTGACCAACACTACCATGTTAACTCTCCGTTCTTACGCAATTCTAATTAAAGCGTTACTTGCATCTGGGCTTGGCATAACGATCTTAAAGTCCCCTGATGTCGACGCTTTGTCCGAACCAAAGTCTAAAACCAAAACACAATTTGCAGTGTTAGAACCCGCACCAGCCGAACTGTTGTAAATCAACGCGCCACGAGCCGTAATTGTTGCAGATGTAAATGTCTTGTCTGCAAAATCCGTAAACGCTGTTGTGCCAGAACTTGACGGCATACTGCTAGAAGCGGTCAATGTATTCGTGCTTGTACTACCAGAAGGCCCACCAGAAGTGTAAGTACCAGAAGTTCCAACTTCATTATTACCAGCCCCAAAAACAGCCGCCGTAGTGCCTGCATCAAAAGTAGCGCTGTTTGTGTACAGAGCTATCTGAAAAGCATCACCGCCAGAAGTCGTGAAATTGTGTGTTGCGGACAACAGTTCTTTCTTGAACGATGTACACATAAAGTTTCCGTTAAAGGCCATATCAGAGTCTCCTTATGAGTTCAGCCAGTTCAGGATGTCCTGCATCCATTAGTGCGTTGTAAACCGTAGTGCGGTCACTTTGTATAGCTTGCCGCATGTAATAAGCCACTACTTTCTCCATATGACGCTCAAAAGCACGAGCTTGATCCCTAATTCCCGGCAAAGCTGTGTCCGAAACAGAGATTATTTTCTTCACGCAATCTTCCGAAAGTTCTTCGGGAGTAAACCCACGTCTTTCCGTGGTTTCTACAGAAACTACATTTTCATAACGAGGTATGTCTAATCTAAAATCTAAACTCATTGTTTAGCCCTTATTACCTTGCCTGTACGATATTCGTCGGTCACTTCCTTGGCTTCCCCAAGCATCTTAACACCATTCATGGCTTCTTGGAAGCGACCATTATACATAGCCATAACATCCTGCTCGCCCTTCATGTAAATATACGCCTCAATCAAAGCTCCGTACAGCAACGCCATTTCAGCGTTTGTACTTAGCCAAGTAGTGTCTGTTTCTCCACCACTTGTAATGCTAACGGGTCGATAGAAGTAATGAAGTTCTGCTGTATATGAAGAATCAGGAGTAGGAGCCAACAAAAAGTTAGTTACGTCGAACTGACTATAATACTTGGGAACGCCCGTAGTAGACGGGTTTGGTGTGTAACTCTGCACAAAGCTAGGATCTTTAAATTCAACAAAACTCATATCTCCATAAACTACTGGATCACCAGTGGCTGTCCTTAAACTTAAAGAAAACGGAGCTAAAAAGTCATCAGGTATTCTTAGATATTGATATGCTTGATTAACTGTAGCTGTAGCATTTTTTCTAAACAAACTAAGCTGTACGTTCTTTAGGATCCGCTCTTCAGACATACGGATAAACAAAGGTATGTTTGCTACAAACTCTGTTTCTTCGTATTCAGTATAGTCTTTAACAGCCTGTTTAAGCTGCGCGTATGTAAAACTCATGTTGTTACCACCGTGACTGTTCCAACTGAACCTTGAGCTATCAAGTTATTAGGTGTCAAGCTACCGTCTCCCACCATTCCAACCGGGTTCCAGCCCCATTGTATGTTGTTTTTTTGAGGCACGTTCTGTTCTGGACGTGGATTTTTTAGTGCTTGAGGGTCAGGTGTTGCTCTAATAGGCTCTAATTGAGGCTGTTTTGCCTCCCATTCGTCCTTCCCCACAAGAAGTCCATTCCACTCACGGCGCATGTCTCTCAGGCGATATCTGAAGCCAGAACGGTCAGAAATGCCATAAGCCCACTTACCTGTTGCGAATTTAGACAATTCTATAATTCCTCAAGCTAGGAGAAATTTGGAAAGAAGCCCTATCTCTGTCTTCATCTACAGCGCGTCTCATTTCTTCTTCATAAACAGCTTTAAGCATTTGAACCCGTTCAGGCGCTCTTTTTAATGATATATAATAGGCCAAACCAGCCGCCAAGCAGGGATAGAAGCGGAAGGGAACATCCATTGTATTCGTCATAGTGTCAGCGTCATCTATGCGAGTAAGGCAGTTATAAACCAAAATATCTGTACTATTGTCAGGTACAGGCCAAACTTGAAGATCTGGCGTGATTTGCCTGTTTAAGAAAAACTGGGTTACACGCCCTGTGCTTTCCTTGGTAGGTATCGATAGATACTGGTCTCGGCTGACCCTATCTATCGTGTAATCTGTCGTGCCACGACGCACAACAACGGCCAAAACATCTATTATATCCGAAGAAAGTGGGTAAACTCTTTGGCCCTCTACTACATTTAAGGTTCGTTCCTTGATAGTCCATTGATTTAGGCCCCTATTAGCCCAATCTGCGAACATTATGTTCAAAGACCGTTTTGCTGTCTTTAGGTCGTAACCAGTCCTAGCCTCTAGGCCACACCGCTCGAATGCTTCTTCAACGTATTCTGCTACGTCAAGTTCGAAGTCTGTGGAGCCAGATACGGTCATGGATTACGCCTTTCTTGCCTTGCGAGTAGTTGTTTTCTTTCTTTTTACTGGAACGCACTTGTCTTTTCCAGCTTTTGTTCCAGCGTAACGATAACCCTTCCAGCAAGCTTTGCCGTCAGCGCCCTTTTTTTTACCTGATTTAGAGACTTGTTTTGCCATTTGAGACCGTCCTATAGCCATTATTTAGACCCAAAATTCATCAAAATACCCATTAAAACATCGCTGTTTACAAGGCCAGCGAACACCAAAGCGCCCACAATCATCCATTTTCCTTGGAAGACAGCTATCTTTACCTCTTTTACAGATGATTGAAGGCTATCAACGCTGTCAATGAGATGTTTTTGATTAGTCTTCCACTCAGTGAACTCTATTTCAAGCTCGTGGACTGTTTTTTCCGCCATTAACAATTCCAAGCCTTTCTTGACCAATAGTTTGCACTAAATTTGTCAGTTGTGCCAGTTATCCCTCCAGACCGAGCGCAATAGCTCTTCTTTCTAGCTGGAATACCCTTTTTGATAGTCATTTTTGGGTCGCCAAATCGAACAAGCTTGGTTTTATCACCTTTTTTTGCTAAAACGGCGAACTTACTCTTCGCTCCGGGGGTGCGCTTCGGCTTATTGTAACCTGAAAACTTCTCTCCGCTTTTTTCGACAGACATTAAGCACCTATTGGTAGAAAATTGTTATTGAAGTGTTAGTTGGCAGAAGGGCGTAAACCCCTTGTTTCGCTAAAATACCATCTCCGGGAACAATTATGTCAACAGTTCCTTGAGTTGTTTCGTCAAACTCAATCAAAACCTTGCCAGATGCGGCGCTAGGGTTGTCATAAAGTATAACATTACCTGAAGATCCAGACTCATACGTAGCGACAATGCCTTTTATACGTGTACGGCGGGTAACAAGAATAGCACTTGTATGTGTGTGTGCCGATGATACCTCGTTTCCCGCCATTTTTTACCTCTAAGACAAAAAGATTGTCAGATCGTTATTAGCACCCGTAAACGCACTGACAAAAGCGCCAGCCGTAGCTAGGACGCCATCATCAGGAATGTTCAAAACGTGCATCCCTACAGGAAATGGCTGGACAATTAAATCATCGCCAGAACCTGTGCCATTCTTCATGGTAAACGATCCAGCAGTTTCTGCGTAGATCACTACTTGACGAATGCGAGAGCGAGCAGGGCCAACGATTCCAGCCGTTGTCCCTTGAGGCCAAGCATAAGCCTTTACTGGTCCTGCCATGTTAAGCTCCTATCACGCTAAGTTGTTATTCTGCTGGTACAACACAGTTGCGCGGATTTCTCCGTTACTGGTTGCTCCGGTAGAAGTCCAAGTTAGCCGTAAGTCCGAAGCGCCTGTGTCTGCCCAGATTAATGCGCCGCCAGCTTCAGTTGTAGGGTACTTACGACCCACGCCAGAGGCTACTGTAATCGAAAAAGTATTCAAGAAAGTTGCGTTTCCGCCAGCTACGTCACCAATGCTAAAGACGCAAGTCGCGCCTACCATAGCACCAACAACGTCAAGGACGATATCAACGATCTGGGAGTTTGCTGGGATAACAACGGTAGTTGTGTTTGCGGCAGAAGCGCCTCCGTCTAAGGCAACACCTGTTGAGAACGTCTGCGCCATAACAACTTGACCCACGTTGGCAACATTAGTGCCTACAGTAGTGCCTGTTGTATCTTTGATCGTGCCAGCCTTTATTGGGCCAGAGAAAGTAGTAATACCCATGATTATCTCCTGTCGTGGGTTAAGTCAGCCGCCCAATGCGACTGTCAGGGATAAACTAACAATACACCAACTTTTTAAAAAAAGAAAGGGGCCACCGAAGTGACCCCCAAGTTAGGAGAAGGTATTAACTACTGCCCTAACTGTAACACACTTTATGCACCCGGAGAACCAAATACAGCGCGTGGGTCAGAATAGCCGAAGCTATAACGCTCACGAGCTTTAAAGCGCATGTTGCCTGTGTCGAAGTCAGCTTCCATGTTTGTACGCATTGGTGAGCGTTCAAAATGTTTTAAGCCGTTTGGAGCATCAGTTTTGATGAACCACGCATCTGGGTCTGTCAAGAAGTGGTTAACAGTGTAACCCTCTGGAAGCATACCCATGTTGCGAATTGCGTTTACATCATTGTCTGCTGTTCCAACACGAAGAGTTGATTCCAACAAACGATCTGCAACGAATTGCAGTTGTGGTGGGATAACCATCTTCATGCCGCGAAGGGCAATAATCATGTTACGCTCGTCAACGAATGTTGAGATATCAATAAGTGAGTTCTCAAGTGAGGTTTCGTTTAGATCAGACGCTACTGCTGGCTCGTTACGGAAAGTTCCGCCACCAGCAAGAGGGTGAACTGCTGAACAAAGTTCAACACCGTCACCGCCAGTAAAGTTTGCATCAAACGCATTGTTTAGCGTAGCAGCAGCCTTAACTTGCTTAGTGTGGGCCATAGAGCGAGCCAAAGCACGAGTATAACGAGCGCCAAGGCGGTCATACAAGTTGTCTTCGACAGCTTCTTCAGTAAGTGCAAATGCGAGTGCCACTGTTTCGTGTGAGTAACGAGCAGTGTATGCTTCATTTGCATTGTCAAACTCAACGCCTGAACCTTCTGTTTTTGAAGGTGCATTTCCAAATCCGACGAGCATAACTTCCTCTTCAAACGCACGGTCTGAAGATTCAGTTTCGTAGATTGCAGCGTGTTCGTTTTCGTAGCGGTCATATTCCATGCCGAACAGAGCGTTTAGGCCCGGTTCTAGCTCTTTGACCAGTTGTGAACGTGAAATAGCCATAACTTAGTCTCCTTACGCCAGACCCGCAGTGCCAGCACTGAACAGATGGTTGTTGATTTTTACGATCACGTTAGTGTTCGCGGTGGAGACATCGCTATTCTCAGGATCTTGAGAAATGTCGATGGCTTTAAGTGGTAGACCCGCAGTAGTTGCTCCTGTGCTAACAGCAATCTCAGTACGAGAATTGCCACTTACAGTGCTTCCTGCTGTTGCATCGACAATATCAAAATTGCCAAACAAATCGGCCACAGGGAATGCAGCGTTAGCTTGGATTGAGAAAGTCGCTGATGGATCATCAATTACTTGACAGAAGATCTCAGTACCAGTTGCGTCAGCAGGCCAGTAATTTGAGTAAATGATGTTGCCATTTGGATCTACATATTGACAGCCGTTAAATACGCCCAAAATCAGAGCAGTACCACCAGCAGGCGCACGAACAATTGTTCCATTTGTGGCGATTGTAACTAGGTCGCCTTGGAAAATGCTTGTGTCATACGCGGAGGCAATACGATAACGATTTTGCCGCTGTGAGCTAGTGCTCGTGCGGACAGGGCGAAGGCCGAAAGGGGCGTCTTGATTCGCCATTTTACTTATCCTTCAGATTTGTTCCGTGACCCGAAACTCACGGATGATTTACGTTGCGCTGCCAGTTTAGGCATCGCTGGATTATTTTCACGCATCCAGTCACGATCAACTGCTTCCATTTGATTAGTGGTAACACCTTGATAGTGGTCCTGTCTTTGTTTCGCCATTTCGTTGGGGACACGAGCTAGTACCAAACCGCCAACACCAATGATGCCTGCGTTGCGTCCCTCATCTACTACTGGGCCAAACCATTCTGGATATTCCTCTGCCTGAACGAGTTCATATCCTTCTTGCCGCCTTTTATGGACGTTTGTTTTATCGTCATATTCCATCACGGATTCGCGAATCCAGCGATGTTGGTAGCCCAAGGGCGCTTTGGGAGCATCTAATGCTGAACCGGGACGCCATACTTTGCGCTCTTCAAGCTCCCGCGTTTTTGACTCGCGTGGCATACGATCCGACATATTAATTTCTCCGATTTTCTAACTTGGCAACTTCAGCGGCATATATATCCAGAGGTACATTTAACTTCTGTGCTAAAGCGACTTGCCCCTTATTAAGCTCTACTTGCTTCTTCCGTCCTGATTTAAGGGTGCGATTTCCGCTACCCGCAGGTGTGACAGATTGGACGTTTTTTCTGTCAGCCTGAAACTTGTTCGGCATCTCTCGACGGATACGTTTGTCGATTTCTGCGTAATAATCGTCACTTGTAGGGTCATAGCCCTCTTCTGCGACCAAAGTATTGTGAATAGCTCTAGCAGCACCCGTCATAACCTTATCGCCATCTGGGCCAAACCAAGTGTTTTT